TTTTTAAAGTTGAGTGCTAGTTTTTTCTTATTTATATCATCAGGTTTATAATTTAAAAACCATTCCTGAAATTCTTCTTTGTTGCCTTTTTCCTTTAATTCTTTATATTTTTCCGCTTTATGTGAACGATTTTCTTCTAATGTTTCTTGATGACCATAACATGTTATACTAAAACGACGTAGTAATCCTGTTTGTTTTAATCTATTTTTTTGTTGAACATCATACAAGAATTTTGAAATGCATAAAATTCTCTCCAAAAATTCATTATAATAAGGTTTGTCTGAATATAAAAATGCCAAATAGAAGCTCAACATAGTATCAATTGTGGCGACTTTTATTTTTTGTCCCTTTATATTTAATACATTGTAGCTATGACATGCAATAGGTTTATATACAAAGGCTATTGTATCATTACCAATTTTTATTTCATAATGCATAGGAACTATTTCTCCAATTGGGTCTCTTTTAATTATTTTAGCATTTTTAATACCAATATCTTTGAGTCGCTCCTTTACTATTTGTGCAGTTGTTTCTGGGTCATTTGAAAGCACATCAAAGTCTGCAATCTTTTCCAGGTGCATACGTAGTTTTTTAGGCATATATTGAGAATAAAGTGATAATGCATAACCACCAAAAAAGACAACTCCTTGGTTTACAAAAGTATTTCTCACGTTTTCATATATTTCATCCTCGTCTTCTTTATTTTCCATTTCTCTCTGATATTCTACGTGATTACAATTTATTGAAGTTAAAGGATAGTTTTTATTTAATAATGTCAGCCGTTTCAAAACCTTTTCCCATCGACTAATATCTCCAGCAGGTCTTGATAATTCCAAAAACATACCCATTCTCAAAAAATTTGGAGGTGCATATAATATACCATTTACTCGAATCGCGTCTTTTTTCATAGAAGTATAAATTGGTTTTGCAATATCCGTAATATCTGCAATAGGAATATAATTAACAAATACTTTATATGTACCCTTATGAACCCCTGATTTTGCTTCCACATCGGTAAATCCTGTTTTATAATAAATATCAGTCAACTCTTTGGCATCTTCTAGAGCATGAATGGTATAAAAATCATAATCAGGGATTTCGGCCTCTTTGTTATAAAATTGATCATCAGATGGTAATATATTGTTAATGGCAGTGCCTCCATAACAAATCAATGCTTTTCGCTGAATAAAATCCTCAACTATTTTTATGATTTTTTTAATATCTTCTGAATTGACAACACGTTTACCCATTTTTTCTTGAGCTTTATCCACAGCCATTCGCAATATTGTCAATTCACAATCTTCAAATGTTAAATCCTTGCATACATTTTTCTTCTTCATTTGTTTTCCTATATAATTGTTAGATAAATAAAATAAAAATTGATTTTATTTTATTTATAATTAAAGCTATTATAATACCTGAATGATGAATAATAACTCCCAAAGTTTAGATATGGATGTTCTATACGAGTTGGATAAATTTCAAAAAGGAAGTGTTAAAAAAAGATTAACTAATGAACTTGTAGAGTTTTCAAAATTAGGAGCATATATTCATGCAGAATTTAGCGAGAATACGAATAATAACAATTCATCTGTTGTTATTACTATTGTACTTAAAGGAGAAAACAATGTATATCATTTTGAGGTTACACATAATTACCCATTTACACCTCCCAAAATTTTTCGGATAAATTATAAAAACTATAAACAATATTTAAATATAGATTCACCCAAAACTTTGCAAGAGCTAAAGTTATACAAAGGAATTAATTGTTTGTGTTGTCATACGATATCATGCGGAGACAATTGGGGGCCTATGATGAGATTAAAAAATTTTATCGACGAATATAAAACGCTAAAACAATTTAGACGTGACATTATTAATCGTATACTTGCGCAAAAAATAATCGACAAATATTTGTATCCGGATGCAAATTTATTAGAATGGCTTATATAATGTATTATAGAAGGAGGATATCTAGATATCCATAGTGTAATAATCATTACCAAAAGTGCGTGTAGAATAGGAATAATCCGGGTTTTGTACTTCAGGGTCAGGTATAATAATAGGAACATATCTGAGTTTTTCTGGTTTTAAAACAAAAGCAGAGCCACCACGACTAAAAAATTGGTTATTTTCCATTAAATAATCGTCTACATATTGATAACGCATTGCAGTCATTTGACAACCATAATTTCTACATAACATACCACTAGGATTTGGAGGATCCATGTCTTTATCTGGAAAAACAATTGTCATTCCAGTTCTATTGAAATCTGTTAATTCAATTACATCTGGACTATTTTTAATATTATAATAGTGTATTCCTCTCATAAATATAGAATTACTTGTCATGTTAACATATTCTAGTAATTCTTCATTTTGTAAAAATGCTGTATTTGAGCGATCAATTATTAAAATAATTTTTCCCATGAATTTTGTCAATGCTAAGTCACCGAAATTTTTTCCAGTATTTTCAAAACTATAATCAACACCCATCATTTTATCGTATTTGGCAAATATTTTTGCTAAATTTGAAAACATCTCTTGGTTTGTGCTTTTCAATCTTAAATGAATAATAAGTGGGTCTGTTGGGTTAGGACATACTCCTCCTGCAAATGCATAAGAGTTTATTACTTCCATCACATCCCCAAATGGTACTGAGTTAAACGTTTCTTTGACATAAAAACTATCTTGAATGCTTGAAGATACTACAGGTTGGTTAGATATAGAATATATTTCAAAATCTAAACATCTTACACCTTGTTTTATAATTGATTTTAAGATACATGTATCTACGTAATTATTTTTATAACCACCGCCAGAGCAAGCATTATATGCACTACTAATATAATAATCAAAAAGTTTATAAGAATATTCTTCATTACCATTTGATATGGGCACTATATAGCCATTTACATCAGGAAATAATGTGTTTATACTATCACATTGTCTTGTTTTCAATACAGAAAGATATGACATATAACCCAAATATAGAAGGACTATAATCGTGATAATTACAAAAATTAAATAAGTCTGAAATTGTTCGTCTAAACTAGCTATTTTTTTCTTAAATTCAGCGTACATATTATATACATTTTCTGTTATTTTTGGAGTTTGCATTGGTTGAATTTGCGGTGTTGTCATAATCTAATATATTATATTATTTTAAAATGATTAGAATAATATAATTATTAAGAAATATAAAATAGAATTAGTTAAATTATATAGTAATGAAATAAAGAATTAAAAAGTTTCTATAGTATATACTTAGTATGGCTGGAGGTCTATTAAATTTAGTGGCAATTGGTCAACAAAATATAATATTGAATGGTAATCCTCAAAAAACTTATTGGAAAACAACTTATAAAAAATATACCAATTGGGGAAAACAAAATTTTCGACTTGATTATACTGGCACTCCCACTCTCAGTCTTACATCCGAATCAACTTTTACGTTTTCAGTAAAAAGGTATGCTGATTTGCTAATGGACTGCTATATTTCAATTCAATTGCCAAATATTTGGAGTCCTATTATGCCACCTCAGGCTATTGAAAACCCTGATGGTTCTATTACTTATACAGATTGGACACCTTATGAGTTCAAATGGATTGAAAATTTGGGAGCGCAAATTATTAGTCGCGTTTCAATTACATGTGGCAACCAATTATTACAGCAATATTCAGGTCAATATATTTTAGCGTCTGTATTGCGAGATTATTCTGGATATAAAAAAAATTTGTTCAACAAAATGATTGGTAATGAGGTTGAGCTGAATGATCCTGCCATGTATGATGCGAATTTTGGTTCATACCCGAATTCATTTTACACAGAAAGTCCTGCAGGATCTCAACCTTCCATTAATGGTCGCACTTTGTATATTCCTCTAGGTGCATGGTTTAACTTGGAAACTACTCAAGCTTTCCCTTTAGTGGCACTACAATACAATGAGTTGCAAATTAGTGTTTCATTTAGACCTATTTTTGAATGGTTTACTATACGAGATGTTACTGATTATGCTAACAATTATCCAGTAGTTGCACCAAATTTCAACCAAATATTTATGCAAATGTATCGATTTTTACAAACACCTCCAGATGAAGTATTGGGGGTTACTTCTTTTTTAGATACCAGAACATCATGGAATGCAGATATCAATCTAAATTGTACATATTGTTTTCTATCGAACGATGAATCGGAAGTCTTTGCTAAAAATGAACAGAGATATATATTTAAGCAAGTGTATGAGAAGCCTTTTTATAATGTAACTGGGCAAAATACAATAGATTTGAATTCTATGGGTATGGTTATTAGTTGGATGTTTTATTTTCAGAGAAGTGATGCTAATCTGCGTAACCAATGGTCAAATTATACAAATTGGCCTTTTTATACAATGCCACAAGGAATATCGAATGCTCCTACTGCAGGATCTTATCCAAATCCTGATCCAACAGGTCCTGCAACGATTGGACCAGGAACAAATCCTGATGGCACAGCAAGCGGTCTAGCGATTACTGGTGTATATAATCCGCAAAACATTAAAAATATATTGGTTGCACTTGGTATATTAATGGATGGACAATACAGAGAGAATGTATTGCCAGAAGGTGTCTATAATTTTATAGAAAAATTTGTGCGAACTTCTGGTGATGCTCCTGATGGACTATATTGTTACAATTTTTGTTTAAATACAAGTCCATATGTAACGCAACCTTCTGGTGCAATGAACATGAGCAGATTCACGAATATACAATTTGAGTTCACTACTATCAGTCCCCCTGTTGACCCTTATGCACAAGTGTTGACTATTTGTGATCCTTTGACCGGCGATATTGTCGGTATTAACAAGCCTACTTGGCGCATTTATGATTACAATTTTAATATGTATCTTATTGAAGAACGTGTGAATATGATCATATTTGTTGGCGGAAATGCAGGTCTAATGTATGCGATCTAACTAAAGCCAAATCGTATTACTGATAAATTTTGTATATCATTAAGTCCAACTACATAATGATAAGTAATTCCTATACAATGTTTGAAATCGCGAACATTTACTATATTCATACACCAATGAATATTATTGTTATATACAGGACTCGTAATAGAATACTTGAATTGTTCATCATTATGTGTTTTTGTAAAGCTAACTACATAAGCCTTAAACATGTTTTTTAAAATCAACGGCTTTCTTTTTAATTCATCGTGCTTTTTATCCTCTAGATATAGTTGTCTCATAAATTTTCCATTTCGCCAACGATGGTAATTTAAATATTCTAAAATAATGTCAATTATTTCTGACGGCAATGTTGCAAATAAATTCTTCATTTTATTGTGCATTTAAATAATAATATAATTTTTATTCAATTTTTATATTTACATAATTATATATATATATTCAACTGAACTTAAAGAGGTGCCACTACATGATGTTTATATTTTGTTAAAATGGTCCCTACATGTGTAGGTCATTTTTTTGCTATTTTTGTGTAAAGTATTTTGGAATTTTAATTTTTGAGCAAAGTATTTTGAGCAAAGTATTTTGGGAATTTCATTTTTGGACATTTATTTTGTCCATTTTTCGAAATCCCAAAATACTTTGCCCAAAAAGACAAGGTCTGTGACCATAATTGAATTTTATGGTCTCATCACCAAAAAAATAATGCAAAATTTGTTACGATAACTTTTTTTAAAATTTGTTAAAAAAGTTTTAGGCGTTTTATTTTGTTTACTAATTGTATACAAATGGAAACATTTTTAGCGCCAAAAAACGCCGGTTTTATTTGTAATTTATGTGATTATAAATGCAACAAACAAAGTGATTGGTCAAGACATCAGCAGACCATAAAACATACTTATCGTGTGGATGGAAACAAAATGGAAACATCTGGAAACAAAATAGCGCCGTCATGCATTTGTATTTGTGGTAAAGAATATACAACTAGAGCTGGATTATGGAAACATAAAAAGAAATGTTCAAATGATTTAAATATCAAACCAACTATAGAAGAAAATGAACCAAATGATTTAGTTGTAAATAAAGAATTAATCATTATGATACTCAAGCAAAACCAAGATATATTGAAAGAAAATAATGAGTTGAAACATATGATGATGGATACACACAACCAGATGTTTAAAGTAATTGAAAATGGAACGTATAATACTACTAATTCACATAACAAAACATTTAACTTAAATATGTTTTTAAATGAAACATGTAAAAATGCAATGAACATTACAGATTTTGTGGATTCTCTCCAATTGCAGATTTCTGACTTGGAAAATGTTGGAGATGTTGGTTATATCGAAGGGATTTCGAATATTATTATAAAGAAATTAAATGCATTGGATATAACCGAGAGACCGATTCATTGCACTGATAAAAAGAGAGAGACGATGTATATAAAAGATGAGGATAAATGGGAAAAGGAAGATGAAAAGAAAGCCAAATTACATAAATTAGTTAAGAAGGTATCAAACAAAAACATAAACCTTATTTCAGAATTTCAGAAATTACATCCAGAATATAGAAAATGTTCTTCCAAATATTCGGACCAATACAACAAAATTGTTATAGAGTCTATGGGTGGTAAGGGTGAAAATGATTATGAAAAGGAAGAGAAAATAATTAAAAAGGTTGCCAAGGAAGTATTTGTTGATAAAGGTCTTTAAGTTGTTTAATATATATTATTTACAATGAACTTAAAGAGGTGGCACCACATGCTGGGTTACCTTTTCGAAAAAAGGCTCGCAAAAAGGTAAGAAAAATGTTATAAAAATGTTATAAAAATGTTATAAAAATGTTATAAAAATGTTATAAAAATGTTATAAAAATGTTATAAAAGTGTAGGACCGACTTTTGAATATTTT